GCGGCAATGTCAGACATACCACTCACTGTAGCTGCGATTAACTTATTAACCTGCGTAGCCCAAAACGCGCCAATCTTTTCAAGTACCAAACGGTTAGGCTCATTACTCGCCATCAAATCTTTTTCGATTGTGCGAATAGCCCACCACTGATTACCGTAAAAAGTCTTAACTGTGTATGCGTCAAAAACACCTTCAAGACTTGCGGCAACTGTATCGCTTGCATCACCAAAGTTCTGCTCTGCCCATGCAATATCAACCAAGCCCAAAGTAAGCGTTGACTGAACATTGCCGTAATCCATTGCATCAAGAATGGCTTTAGCTTGGTCACTTGCTGAACCTACCAAACCATCCTGAAACAACCGATTTACTGCTGTTGCTTTCTGAAAGCTAGACGACTTCCAGTTGTTATTTTGAATCACATCTGCAATTAGTGCCATGATTTTTTCTCCTGTTTTTTTATTAAGTTATTCACCACAGCAATCCAACCGTGTACACACTATGAAATCCATCAAATCATTATGGAACGAAGTCACCACCTGTTGTTCGCGTACCACCTTGGCGTTTATCCGCACCACTGTCCTGAACCGAAATATCAAAGAACATACTTTCGTTTGATTCTTTTTCCTTCGCCTGCATTTCAGCAATAATACCATCCAATGTAGCATCTTTACCACCAATGCGGCGAGTAGTGCCATCTTCGTTTTTGAAGATAATCTTACCATCTTCAAATACTGCCTGTTTCTTAATCGCATCCATCAAGTAAGGCGTTGCATTCGTTTTCGCCTTGTACTTCGGAAGCAATACAGCAACATCTTTTTCCAACGCCACACCAAGAACTTGTGACTTTAACTGGTTGCGCTCTGCGTCAAACCCTAAAGACATATCCTCAACCTCTTTTTTCAGGTTGGCGATTTCAGTTTCAGCGATAGTCAACGCTTCTGTTTTATCAACGCCTTTTTTGGCTTTGATTGCTGCAATAGCATCATCAACATTATCCGCATCAATATCAATACCCAGCTTAGAACCAATATCCTTTAGCTTTGACTTAATCTTGTCGCGTGTGCCGATAGCATCAAGCTTTGCCGCCTCATGCTTGGTAACTTCACCATCCAGCGAAGTAATCTTACCCATAGCAGCTTCAGCAAACTTTTTAGCTTCTTCTTTTTTGCTCTCATCTACCAATGCAAGCATTTTCAAAAGTTCTTCCCACATAATTACACTCCAGCAATTTTTTTATCCAACTCATCGCAACATAGTATTGCTGAAGGCATCTTGCAACCAAATCGTTTAACTTTTTATGTTTGACAACCGTTTTCTTGATTTAATTCCCAACCTCTTAACTATTTCTTCGTTGGTGAAAAACCTCTTGCCTTTGATGTCAATATACCTTGCAACCTTAGCTTTACCGCCTGACCATAACCTGTACTTTTCAATACCCATTATATCTTTCGCTATGTGAGGATTCCTTCTCAAGAAAGTCTCAATCTTGTCGCCTTTATACTTGGTAATATTTACACCTTCATACACCGTGAGCAATATTGACCTGCAATTAGGGTGGCGCGGTGGACGTTCAGGAACATTCACACGACTGCCGTATTTCTTCTTGGTATAAAATCTATTGTGCAGCCCGATACATATTGCACTTGTCTTGTTATCCAGTACCGCAACACTTATCCAGCCCCTTATCTTTGACCGACCCTTAGCATCAACCTTTTCATAAGCGTGTTCACGACCTGCTTTCGCTTCAGTCCTGTAAAACGCCTCAGTCTGCCGAATGTACTTGTCCACTTCATTGCGAATCAAATCACGAACAGATTTACCATCCTTCAGCAGTTCCTTAGCCCTTGCCATGAATGATACTGTCCTATGCCTGTTACCAGCTATGCGATTCCTGATATTCTCAGCGAACGTGAACCCTGCCATTGATTCAGCACCAAGACTGAAGCTCTTTCGTTCGCCAGTTATGTATTCAGCTTGGTCTTCAATCATTTGCTGGATTCCAGCTTCCAACTGTGTATCCATCTGGTAGCTATGTATGTATCGCTTGATGGTCTTTATCGTATCACCAGCTTGCAATGCACCAACTATGTATATCAGCAATGCCTTCCACGCATCTGAGCCATTATCCTGAATCTTTTGCTGTTCAGAATATATCTCAATGGCAACAACCTCATCGAACGAAAGCATTATGCATTACTCTCCAGCTTACCTTTCTCATCGGCAGCATTGAAATCCTGAGATAATATATTGGCAACCTTCAATTTCTCCCAAAAAGTCTCACGGCTCAAATCACCCGACAACACAAGCTCATGCAGTAACTTCAACTGGCTATCACTGAACAATACATCATCAAACTCTTTCTTAAACTCAATGAAGGCATCGGCTGGAAGCGTTTTGTTCTCAAGCTCTGCAACGAACCCAAATACACGGTTCATCTTAGCCTCAAGCTCTGTTGCAACATCACCAAGATATGATGTATTTTTGCTTTGTGATTGCTGTGCATCCACCACCGTATTGTTGTTTTCCTTCTGCAATAGACTGAATGACAACCTATCAATCTGCTTGCCAAGATTATCAATCTTACCTTCAATCTTCGTTACGCCCTCACCAGTGATTTCAGCATACTCAAAACCTTCCTTTGACTTATCACTGAATACCAACCCTTCTTTCACCCCAACGACCAGCTTGCCTTCCCCAATCTCACCGTAAAACACTGGAACTGGATTCCCTACAACACTAAGAATATTCCCTAACGTGCTTTCAAGGTTCAACATCACTTTATTCAGTTCGGCAATATCAAACATCCTTGGGATAACCTCAAAGTCTGAAACCAACCTACCTGTAATAATCGCAACAACTGGAATATCAGTAAGCGTATTCGCCCACTCATCCTTCAGTGATATTTCCTTCTCACCATCATCCATATACCAAATTTCACCGCCGCCAACTTTGAACACAACATGACGTTCAATAGTTTTCGTTCCGAATACCCCATCTTTTTGCTCTATGACTTCTTTAAACACCATCTGAGTAACTTTGTTACCATCCATTTGATATGTGATAAAGTCTTCAGCCTTAAAATGCTGTAAATACGCCCTGTTCAAATCCTTGTCAGTTAGCGCAGCAACAAACGATAAGCCGCTAACCAGTGAATCCTCAGTAATACCCTTAACGAACTTGGCAAACGAGTTGCCCTTTAGGTCAACATTCTGCATATCAAAATTATCAAACCCTTTTGGCGTTGGTTCTTTCCGAGTAACAAGCCCTGATATGCCGCTGATAATCGGTGCAAACATATTTACGAATGCAGTGTTTGCCAGCCTTACATCATAACCAGCTTGGTCTTCACGATTCCATTTAGGCACATAAGTTTCATTCAGTACACGCAATGCGCCAATGAAGAAATCACGGCAAATCTTTATATTGTCACTCATGTCCTTCAACTTCTTCATCTTCACGTTTGGTAAATCAGCCATCTTTATCTCCTAAGTACGCTTGGCGTTTTAACCACCTTCGCAGCCTTTTTCACATCGGTCAAATTCTCAACGCAATCTGACAATGTATCAACCATGTCATCATGTGTAGCCAATGGAAAACCCTCAAGCTCTTTAAACAACTCATCATTCCACTTAGCCCTCATTATCCTGATATTTCCTATCCCAGCCTGAGCCGATGCAGGTGCAGCACGCACCTCTTTTGAGCCTGTAACCCTATGCGATTCCACACTGTAACCTGCAACCGCCCTAATATAATCTGCCGCCACAACCTTACCAGCACTTCCAGCGTCTTCAGGTATATGCCCTACGCATTCTTTCCCATCTTGCTTAGTAGTGTTTACAAAAAGCTCTTTAACCTTCACAGGCGGCATCCTGACACGCTTAATGTCTATCACGTAAATAATACCAGCCTCATCAATGCCAGCCTTCATGCCTACAGTCCAATCAGGGTCAGGATTTGTTTCACTTACTGGCGTAGCAGCCAAATCCCAACAACGCACAACATGCTTCATCTTCGGCAGTGCATCAACAACTTCAAACGTGGAACGGTCAAAATAGTCACCAGCACCAGCCCTGATATTCCAGTTGCCGCCTAGCAACCTTTCCCTATCAACCCTTGGTAATGCTTCAAGATTCGTTATGTAGTTAGGGTCTTCCTTAAGCAGGATTTTATTATCGTAAACATTAGATGCTATGAAAGAAAATGACTTTGCCTTTGTCGCATACATAGGCGGTATCGGAGGGAACGCCTTGTCAGCCTCTTCCTGTGTATCAAACCAATATATCTCATCATTCTGATGCACAAACCAGCGCACAACACCACTACGCTCTTCAATGGCAAAGCCATTATCATCAATCCACCAATCTACAAGCTGCCTTACCCAACTATCAGGGTCAGGATTGCATGTTGCTCTCATGTACGGCTTAACACCGCAAACACTTCGATTCCTAGAAAGCATGTAAAAAAACATTTTCTTCGTAAAATGAGTAAGCTCATCAAATATAATCAACGGTATCTGAGTTCCCTGCCAATCAATCAGGTCTGCATTCCGCGCCAAATATGCAAAAGACACCTTGCTATTAAACGCATTCCACTTGAATAACTTACTATTATTGTTTGGCTTACCTGCCATCAATGGGTACACGCTCATTGCCGTATCCCATAACCCCCCCTCTTTTTCAATTTGCGTAATACTTTTCCTGAAAATAACAGCACCAAACCCTTTAACGCAAACCCCTCTCCCAGCTTCAAGAATTACACCATAAGTTTTACCACCTCCAGCGGCACCACCATAAACAACAATATCTGCCGTACTTGATAAAAACTCAGTCTGCTTCCCTTCCTGCGGCGCAATCTTCCTTACCCTTAGCTTTGCCACATTTAACTACCATACATACATATGTATTTCATTCACTTAACCCTTCCGTTATCAGGTAGCACAATCTGCACTGGCACAAATCCTTCAGACGCATCAAGCTCAACTCTTTCTACATAGCCCCTATCTTTAGCTTTGGTCTTTAACCAAAATATCTGCGCCGCTACACTGCCACCTTTAATGTTCTTTAATAACTCTGTTTCAACAAAGTCCTTTAATTGCTCTAAACTATCACCATATTCTTTTTTATAAGTGTCAGATTTGTCAAGCCATGCGTAATGTGTTTGTCTACTAACCCCAACCATTTTACATGCCGCTGATACATTCCCTGCTGATTTGGTAAGTGCCTCAATCATATCCTTTTTTTTACCTTTCAAATCACTCACCGTATATCTCCTTATGCCTTTTAATAAATATCGACAATGCCCTGTTCCTTAAACTATCTAACCTTCTATCCATATATTTAATGCCAAATTCAAAATTTACTGCTTCAATTAGCTCTTTAATACATACCTTATACTTTGGTTTTATAACTGTTACCTTGCTGTAGTCTGAATCATCTCTTGCAAATCCGCCCTCAAACATTGCTTGTAGCTCATCCTTACCATGAAACATCTGAACCTTTACTTTACTTGCCCCCGATACTTGGTTTTCATCTTTTGTTAGCATGGATGATGTTTTCTTTATATCCCCACAAAAAACCCTATTCCTTGATGATGCAACAAGAACCTTTGAGCCTATAGACAAGAACTTAGTTAATACAACCACCTTTTCGACATCCTCTTTGAATGGCACGCTGTTTAATACAGCATTTGAAACTACCGCATCATAATATCCATGCTCTTCATAATCATCTAAGAATCTTGTTATATTTTCCCTAGTTTCTTCAATGTCAAATATCCCATTCCTTATTGAAAAGGGTTCAAACGGTATAATGCATACCCCTCTTTGTCTCATGTATTTGCTTTGCGCTGTATTACCAGCCCCAAAATCAAGTACCCTTTGATAGTTCCTTTTCATATACTCAACTAAAAGTTCCCCTCCTTTCCTTAATGATTCAGGAACAAAACTTTTATATGTATACGGTATATCCCACCTTATAAAATGCCTTCTCTGACCAACCCTCACTTTGTCTTTTGACTTTTCAAAGTCGTAAGCTGCCGATATTTCCTTGAAAACATCATTCTTGGCATTCTCTGAAATAACCATCGGTACACACCCAAACATATTCATGTATGTATTTGCTCTCTTCAGCCCATTAACAATACACACCCCATTGCTTATAACTGGCACTATTATCTTGCCCTTTCTATAAAGAATCTCTGAAACCTTGCACACACCTTCTTTATCATCATTCATTTCACCGTTATTGGCTGTCATTTCATTTAAAGGTCTAAATATGTCATCTATATCATCAAGAGCCTCTAAGTAGCCTCTAACATCAATCCCTGCCTTTGTATCCTCACCTTCAATTTCTTGCAAAACCCTGTTGAAATTAAAGTTTACAGCCAGTCTCTTCTCTTCGCTCCAGCCTTTTGTATTTACGATATTAACTACAATATCACTTACACCCATAGCTATTATTGTTTTCGTCCTTTGGTGTCCTGATAAGATAATGCCCCCTTCAGTGCAATATACTGGACTTAAAACCCCAAGCTTTCTTATTGACAACTCAATCAGTGAATATAACCCATCTTGTGCAACCCTTGGATTCTCCTTTTCGCCCCTAAGATGCGCCGCCCTAACCTTTCTTAATGCAAACATAATCCTCTCCATCGCTAAAAACTATTAACCCATGCCCTGAACACACATCTGCAAGCACTTCTAAAAATGTTTTCATATCCATTTTACACGTCGCCCAAATAGCAAAAAAACTAGCGTTTAAATAGCTAGTTTTAACCTTGAAAATAATAACCCTAATCTCACCCTCGAAAGCCTGAATTATAGACGATATACTTACCTTTAAATCAGATATTACCACGGCATCTATAGAGCCGTCACACTTTGCCTTTATTGCCCCATTCAGTGCCTTTAATGTTTTCACCCCCACCATATCTGTATTCGTGTGTATACTTTGAATAAATCTTAACGCCACCTTTTCATTTGGTACAAAAATGCCCTCACCATCGCACTGCACCGCTATCTTTTTTGATTTACTTAACATATTTAGCCTCTATACACTTTATTCCTCTCCCCTCCATTTCCAGCCTTAAATCTTCCCTGTGCTTGTCATCACAAACAATCACAAAACATGCTTTTTTATCTACTGTGGTTTTAAATGCTTTCTTTGTCATATCAATGTCTAATATTGATTCAGAGAAAACATCGACCAGCCCATCAAAACTTAAAACCGAAACATCAAAATCAACATCCTCATCCATTATTCCTGAAACTGTTTTTACAACCATCCCCTTGTCTAAATACCCTGTCCTTGCAGACTGATTATCAAACAATCTAAACCTGTTTTTTTGGTCTTCAGAAAGCCCCGAAACCATAAGAACCTCCAGTTCAGTTTCCTTGCCTATGTTTTTCATTGCGCTAACTCGACCATGCCCCGAAAGAATCCTATTGTCTTCATCTATGATTACTGGTGTAACATACCCAACCTGCTTTATTGAAGCCTCAATTAAATGATTGTTTTCTTCAGTGTGAATCTTCTCATTATGCTCATCAACCAATAAATCATTTATCTTTAATGTTATAAGTTCCTTTTTCATTTTCGCCCCTTATTTTATAGCCAAAATTCCTGCAAACATCATATCCTTCCAAATTATATCAACGTGGCTAAACCCTGCTGAGTAAAGCATTTTCTCAATCTCGCTTCTTTTCTTAATCATCATCATTCCCCTGAGCGTGACCTCTTTATCTAAAATCTCATCGCCGCTAAAATCCGCCCTTTTGAACTGATAATACATGCTGTTCATCATGCCATCAATTACTGTTGATTCACCATAGGTTTTTTCAGCAATTATCAATGCCCCTCCATCATTCATCCCCTCATAAATTTTATTTATTAACCATTGTCTTTTTCTCATTTCAATAAACTGCAAGGTAAATAACATTATCGCAAAGCCAATATCTTCATATTCGTATAGCAATGCGCTCTCTTTGAATACATTAACCCCATCTTCTTCAAGCTTCTTGTGAAAGCTACCTTCAACTTCTATGCCTGTAACTTTGTACCCTTTCGCGCTAAGAGCCTTTACTATGCGCCCATCACTGCACCCAACATCAACCGCTCGTCCCCCTGACATTAAAAAGAAATCTGCAATCTCCATGCACATATCATTTATTCTTTTATATGATGGTATACTTGCGTTGATATGCTTGTGAAAATCGTCACCTGTATACCCTCCAAAACCTTTAAACTTACCCATTGCATAAAACCTCATTTCTTCTTCTTGAAACTATCCCAATCTTTTTATATTCCCTTGCTGTTTCCGCATTTGATTCAATAGCAAAAATGTCTTTTGCTGAAAGCCCTCTTCCTAAAATCTTTTTGGCAAAATCCCTTTTAAAGTTGCTTACTTTCATTCTCTTGAAAGGCTTACATTCAAATCCATCAATGTTAAAATCAGGTAAGTCTAATTTTATTTTGCTCAATGTTTCCTCTTTGTATTCCCCACCCCTTGCTGTGATAATAATAACTAGCGCATCCTTTTCTTTGATGTACTTAGCTAACTCCGCAGAGTAAACATCTTCATTTACATAATAAGTTCCATCCTTCCAGTTAAACTTGCATTTTTCGGCAAGTGTCATGTTTAAATCAATAAGCATAACCCCACTATAACTCTCTATTCTGCATGTTACCCCACTATCTATTAGCCTTTGATAAATATCTTCATTAAAGATGACATGATTATCTGTTATTAACGCATCAGCTTCAACCAGTGGTAAATCATCATTGCATATTTCTATAACTTTAATCATTTCTTCAACCCCTTTTGTCGTTTAGTTACTGCTTTTCCATCGCTGATAATCTTTTCTGCACATTCGATTGTGATTCCATAATGGCTTGCAAAAGCATCAACCGTTAGAAAGTTATTTACCCAATCAAGGTACATTTCCTGCTTTTTCTTCTTGTTTATCTTTCGCATTACGACTCTCATCGCACAGGCATTAGAATCATTTTAATGCCTGATTTTTCTGATTCTGCCTTTCCACCAAAAAATACATTTGCAGGATTCAGGCTTCCGTTAAATACAACATTCACAGTCTCGCCATCCATACCTGCCACTTTTGCTACCTTGGCAAGGTACGCCGCATTAAACGCAACGCTCAAACACCCATCACGCCCATCTTCAAATTCTTTATCAAACTGTGTCCACTCAGGAAATGTACCATCAACAACATCAGCAACAATTAGCTGACGCTTGTTATTCTTACGCACCTTGAATTTTCCAACCCAAGCGGTGATATGACCTTCATTTTCTTCAATCACAAGCTCCGCATCAAATCCTGAACCATATTGAGCAGACGAAAGCTGCTTTGCAGCAACAATCATTTTATCACCATCAAAAGGCTCTACACAATCCTTACAGATAACCATGTAGTGACTATTCGTTGCCACAACCGTTCCATCAGGCTCAATCAACACACCTGTCAAATAACTCCTTGTCTCATCAAGACTTACAGCCGCTTGGCAAGCTGCAAATCCTCGCTTATTTTTAATAACAATTTTCATCATACTCTCCCCCTCATCTTTCTTGTTTGGTTTCCTGCCATGTGGAAATCTTACCATGTTTTTGTTACTTTGTAAAGTGTTTTAACTGTTTTTTGTTTAATCTGCCTTTACGCATGGTGACTGATAGGCGATGAGGGAGGGAGGGGAAACCTACCAATCACCATGCGTAAAGATGCTGACTACTTCGCCAACTTTTCATCCTGCAAGCTCAAACAATTCTGCTGGTCGCCTCATGTTGCACTTACCATCAAATCCATCGAACTCTAATGTGACTTGGGCTTCATGCTCCTGCTTATCTGCATTCCACCCACGACCATTCACACCACTTACCCTGAATACTCTTCCTTCATATCGCTCACCTGTGTAACGAACAACATCGTCAATATTGAACATCGTTAATACGGAATATCACCATCTACAGGTACATCATCTACTGGTTTCTGCTGACCGCCATCCTTATTGCCACCAATCAAGTCCAGCTTATCAACACTTACCTCAACCGATGTGCGTTTGATGCCATCTTTATCATCATATTCACGGATGCGTAACTCACCACTAATAGCAACTTGTGTACCTTTTACCAAATATTTAGGCAACTGACCTTCGGCACGCTTACCAAACAAGGAACAACGCAACCAGTTCGTACCTTTATTTTCTCCAAAACCATAGTCCACTGCTACAGAAAACGAGCAAATCGCCATGCCGCCAAGTCCAAACCGCGTTTCACTATCCCGCGCCAATCGTCCTGTAAAACTATAAACATTCACCACATAACTCCGTTTCCAAAAATATATTCACATGCAACTAAATACACTGCAAACGCAAAATACACCCAAAGCGTTTTCCAGTGAAACTTAAAGCTATTCATCATTCGTTTTGTAAACTGTCTTTTCAACCTTTTCAATACCCACCATATACTCCTTTTCCCATCAATCCTATTTTAGCCATCAACTTATCATGCTTGGAAACCTTTACTTTCCGTACCTTCGACTTACCCTTTTTATTATTCACTCGCTTGCTCATTAACCCCTACCTTTTCTACTATTTTTTGTATCACTTCTTCAGTCAAATTAACCTCAAACGAAATACCTATCGGCTCACCATTTCTTTCTGTAATAACGTACTTATCGTTCACATGGCATATCGCCTCTTCCCACCCTGACCTAAACTCATCACTTTCGTTTTCACCAACATCCTGCATCAATCTCCGTATCGACATCGGCAATCACTCCCCTCCTGTTATTTTTAGCGATTCAGTCTTATTGCCGCAGGTTTCTTAACAACCACCTCTTCTCCAATAATCCTTGTTTTCACCCCTTTTTTCTCAAGAAGCTCAACCAAGCATTCCTTATTCAAATCATCCAAATCAACATACTTGCCGCCACACATAATCTGCTTCTTTGAAACAGCATCCTGCTTCTCGCTTGCAGCCGTGTACGTCACAGACTTGAACTTGTTACCATCAAGCCTATCAATGCCTTTCTCCCCCATGTAATCAACCATGTACCCCTTCAGGCGTGCAATCGACTCCTTAATTGCCTTTGAACCAGCATCAATCTCAACCTTATGAGACTTAGCCTTTTCGATGCTCTGCTTGAATAAATCATCAACCTCAATGAACAAATCCACTGGGTTTTTTGAGTCATCAATCAGCATCTTAAACTTCTGAAAATCAGCCTTAACAAACTGTTCTGCCATTCGTTGTGATACCATGTTAATCACCTCTCGCTTCTTCGTTTTTAGAGCATATTATAGCCCTGCATTCAGCAAACCCGATATTACTCAACTTGCCCTTTTTGCCACTAATTGCTTTCGCATTGAACCTCAGACCAATCAAATCAATGTTGCACCTCAAGCACAACCCATCATTGTTCACATCTTGCGTTTCAAAGCGTTCACCGCACTCTGAGCAATTTCCCTTAATGGTGATTTTCTTCAACCGTTTCACCAAACACATCAGGATTTCCATTCACAATTTCCTGAATACGCTCATACGCTGAAAGCTTATCCAGTTTATTGCCATTCTTCCGACTTTGATAAACAGCGTTTGAGCTTACACCCTGCCGTTCCAACACTTCGTTTGCCGACATTACATGACTTCCTTTCTCATCAGTAATCGTCAGCAACTTTTTAATTTCACTCTGCAATACATCCATCTTCTTCTCCTGTTATCTCAATAAGTTCCATGCTGGAAATCACATCTTCAGCACTCATTTCAGGCTTAATCAATTCATCGTCACTGTAAATATCAGCAAAAAAACCAAGCCTTGATAACGCCTTGTTAATCAAATCTGATTCAATCGCCTTGCGGTATGTAGTGTTCACAACCCAGCTATCACCTGACTTTGACACAATCCCCATGCTGCTTGATATTTCAAATTCAACATCAACTCCACCTGAATGAACGAAAAACGTAGCATCAATCGCAGCAATAAACAAATTGTTTAGTTGAACAACCTCATGCTTAATACCCTTCAACCCCCACTTAACACCATATAAACCAAACTCTTCAGTGGCTTTTTTGATTCTATTTATACTGGATACCGAGTTAAGCTGCCTGCCATCATCACCGAACCTTTGTCTAACAATATCAGACGGCGTTTCCTCAACTCTGCTCCATAAACTCAAATTATCTTCGCTCATTCTTCACCCCTGTTTTTTATCGCCTTACTAATTTCTTCTTTACCATGGTCAACACAGCAATTCAAAACCTCATCGTCACCCCTGAATATCTGGTCGCGGATTTCAACCAATCCTTTAGCACTCCCATCATCCAGCCCACATACAAAACACCTGCCAAGCCACTTCTTTTTAAACATCCGTCCTTTCTTAATTTTTGGCGGCTTTATCATAGAACCCCCATGTCAATAAATTGATGCGCCCTGTACGCTGGCAACTGAATATCTGTTGTTGATTCAAACACACACTTTTCGTAATCAAACCGACCTTCATTCCATATATCATTTTCCCTGCAAAACTTGTACTTTTTAATTACCGACTTCACAATCTTTTCAGCGTCTTCCACATTGCCTTTATCAATTCTGAAATATGAAGCCTGTGAAAACTCACCCTTGCCAGCCACACAAAACCTGAACTCAACAATATCAATTCCATTCTGCTTCAATACATCCGTATAAATCCATTGCTGCAAGTCATAACAAAACCTTCCAGCACCCTTAATAAACTCACCCTGCGTTGCATCAATTCCACTCTTCAGGTCGATGCAAAACCATACGTCACCATTCTTACCTAGATTCAATAATATATCAGGGCGAACCTGCACAACTTCCCCATCAATCTTCCCATAGAACGTGCGCTCCACATAGGCAATATCCATCTTCAGAATATCTTTTAGCTTGGCACTCAAAAGCACCTTACCCTTGGCTTCAATTACATACATGCTTTCCAAAGCCCTTTCAGCAATCAACTTTGCAATATCAACCTGAGCTTTTGTTACAATTTCCTTTTCTGACTTTTCCTTTGCCTCATCCAGCATAACCCTCAATTCAGCAACCGTATTCTTAACCTTGTCGCCATCACGATTCACACGACACCCCAATGCCTCAACATTCTCCACCAAGCCATCTTTCAGGCTATCACCATGCAGCACTATGTAATCCCTATCAAACGTATGCGGCTCAAGTACAAGCGTGTGATACATACTGCCTATTAACAACGCATCGGTTTTCTTCTTTGGCTTTTCCTTCGTTACATACTCAACCTGATACTGCCTTGCATTTTCCATAATCAGCTTGATTCTTGACGAACCTAAAAAACCGCTGGCATGATAATCTTCATTAGTTACGTCAAAACCTATTCCATCTGCAAACTGCTCTGCACTCGCTACCAAGCCCTGAACACTTTTCTCCCTAGAACCATTTGCTTTATCACTTGGCTCTTTCTCTGCTTCCCAAGCCACCCCATCCTTATTTCCAATCGCCTCTTCATCTTCAGCCTGTACCTTGTCTTCATCTTCCTCTTTTCTAGCCAACCCCTCATCGACACTCGCAATCTCATTCTTGCCATCACAAAACTCCTTAAACTTATCCAAAAACGGCTTATGTAATTTATCAGGATACTTAAACCTATCCAGCACCCTTTCGCTGTACCCAAGCTCAACAAGCAAGTCCTTCCACCTTGCATAACCAAGCTTCTCAGCCTTGGCAATAAATTCTTCTTTAGTCATCGTGCCTCCAACTTTTCTTTAATTCCCATGTGCAAAGCTTAACAATTATTCGTTCATTCGTACAGTGTTTTAAACATTATTGTTTACAACTACATCCTTTACTACAGATAGAACTACATACCCTTCAGCCAGCCCAAGCCCTGAATGAACATGGGTTATCACAAAATAATACTCAGCAATATCATCATGGAATATCAACCTGTCTTCAGCCTGATAATCCCTGTCATTAAAACGAACTTCGCATTTCTTCTTGCCAAGAACCAAATTTATTAAACGCTCTCTTCCAATCTTCAGCTTATGGTCAGTCATTGTTCAACTCCCTCCGTTTTATCATCCTGAAACTTCCAGCTTCATTGTTACGGTATGCCTTTAAATCATCCCTTGCTTCAGACCAGCTTTCACTCTGCGTTAAGTCTTCCCAGCCAAACTCATACATACCCTGAACAACATGCAGATACACATACTTATTCTTTTTCACAATGCCTTACCTCCAAATACAATCTCAAAACAACCTTCAGCCTATTCAGGCATACCTTTGGCATAGAACCTCTTACACCACGTTCAGCCTTACTCACTGAGCTTTCATGTGTTCCCAAAAGCTCTGCAAATTCCACTTGCGTCATGCCTAGCCCTTTCCTCAAGTGAACAATAGGCTTCATGTTCATTACTTATTACCTTGCTTTTCACAAAGCTTTTCGAGTGCCTTTTTCGATATTGTGTATGCAGTCGTAATATTTCCAAACCCTTCAGGAATCATGTTATCTGCAACCAAGTACGCATAAGCAATACTGTCACTGAAATCCATGCCGCACCCATTCAGTGCAATCACTGTGCAATCAAGTTCTTCAATTTCCAATATAGATATGTTCGGCGCGTTCTCTGCAATATCTAACAATTCAGCCTCATCAACTCCGTACTGAATAACATGAGCAATGTTGTACATTGGATACCAGCTTTCTTCTAATTGCTGGAAAACATCATTTTCACGAACCCATATTGCCTTTTCCTCAACATCTGATTCATCCAAACCTTCATACTTCCAATCAACATAACCATCAGCCTGTTCCACCAGCTTTTCATCGTTATTACTTACTGCTTCCCAAGTCTTATTTACAAACTTATCGTAGCCTTCTTTTATCTCACTGATATTTATTGTGTATGACATTATTCTTCCCCCTCACTCGAAACTTCGTATGCAAGGTCTTCAAGAGCAAACCAAGCCATTGCATTTTTCACCTGAACCTCAGCATCATTCTCACATGCAGGGTCAAACAACACTTCGCCAATTTCATCTTCTGAATAATTATCATTCAGGCAGTTGAAACTTTTTACCATTCCAATCATTCCACATTCACAATTCTCTTCTGATTTTTCCTTTAGAAGCTGAAGCAATGCGTTCCTGTTATCATTAAAGAACTTCACCGTATCGCTGTAATACACAAACTTCCCATAACCACCTGCCGCGCCATGCTCTGCGACCTGTTTCAAATCATCCTTACACTCTTCATCCAACTCTTCATATCCAAGCTGTTCAATTACTGCCTTCTTTAATCCCTCGTTCATTTTGTTCACCTCGCTTTTTTTTGTTTGGTTTCCTGCCATGTGAAAATTCTACACTGTTTTTGTTTATTATGCAAGGTTTTTGTTTATTTTGATTGTCGCCATGACATAAAAAAAGCCACCCGAAGGCAGCTTTTTCGTTGGTAATGTTAGGTTTACTTGCCTGTTGAACCGAATCCACCATCACCACGCTCAGTCTCATCAAGTTCCTCAACAACCATCAATGCCTCTTTATTTCACCCTCATGCTTTTCAATGCACCTTAGATGATACGCCCTATCTCCCACCTTCTCCGAACCTCCTCAACTCAATACCGACTTCATTTAAGTTTGCATAATCCTGAATACATAGCCTGCCTATTTGCGGCATCACATCGTCAAAGAACTTCAATGCTTTCTTGGCACAACCTCTAAGCTCACCATTCTCATCTTCCAATGCCTCAATATATTCACTCACACTTGCTGGCGTATGCGCCATATCATCATCGCTTGGTTCAACCATCTATTGCCTCCATCCGACCCTTCTCAATTAAAAAATCTTCCATATCACCCTGACTACCCCCTGCCATAACTCTTTTCTCTACAATAGTTCCTGTTTCCGATATTTCACAAAACCGTTCAGCGGCTTCACCTATCAAAGCATAAGCCTCATTAAGTTCATCGCTCATCTTTTTTGCGTACCATGTTTCATGATGCGAACAATCAGTCTTCAAACACCCATCTAAATTGCCCTTTATTATACAATTTCCGCATTGGTCAACCATTACTCACCACCTCTCAAGGTACTCATACATCCTCTTATGCTTGGCTTAGTATTCATAGTACAATGTATTCACGTACATTATCCCAATCAACCTCTAAAGCTAACATAGGTCGATATTCACAGTTAAAATTCTTAACTTCTAGTCTTGCATTTCCTTCTGGATGAGGATGCCCTTTTAAATGTGGCTGGCGCAAGCCTTTCTCGCGGACAACCTTATAATTATTATAATTACTACACATTTGAGGCAAAAGTCTTATACCAGACTGATTACCCACAGTGCGCACATAGAATTCCTCATCACGCACCTTATTCCAATCCTCAGTCGTCATTGTTGGCGTAGGGTTTAGGATTTCTTCTAACATATCATTAGCTTTGTCTGCTGATTCCTCATAGCTTAATGCGCTGCCAAGCATTGTCATAATATCTTCAATCTTTTTGCGTTATACTGTAATCATTTCTTTTACTATCTGTTCACTCATAACTCACCGTCCTCTATTTCTATTTTTTCGGCGCACCTACCACTGCTTAATACATCCATTAACCTCTCCCTTTCAATAGCGTTGTGTCTGCTATTATATTTTAGGCAAAAATCATCATCGTCAATTTTGAAATTACAGTTGTCGCATACACCCATCAGCGCACCCTCTCATCATCATATTGCTCCTTTAATACCTTGGCATGCTCAATAAAGTAATCAACAATATTTTCCACACCGATTAGACTTACACCCCACTTCTTCATGTAATCGCTTTTCGTGTTGTTGTGGTACGCCAAATCACCCCAGCTATGAGCAAGTCCAACAAGTGGCACTTGCATGTAGTCGTTTCTTGGTCGCCGCCCATGAATATGATGGCAGTGCATATCATGCGCCCCTGCACCACGCTTTGCCGTTGCTCCAGTGACCACACAAGCCTGTTTGCCAAGCCAAGCACTATATTCATCATCCACAATGTCATTACGCCCCTGCTTTGGCTTTCCTGCACGTTTAAACACCCTTTCTACTTTCTTCAGGCTGCGTATATGAGCCGATACACATACATACACATCATCATGTAGGTCTTTCACTTCATACATATCATCTTTCTTCTTGTTGAAATTCCTGCGAATCAAATCCTTCGCATCATCCAATGTGCATTCATACCCAAGGCACTTGCAGTTCTTAAACACCATGTACCGTTCAATCATACGACCACCAAACATTCTCTCATTGAATTTACTGCATTCCGCCTAAACTCTTTTGCCATACCATCAAGCCCATCCACAACCCCACGAAACCTATGCTCTTCCAAAGAAGCGGCATCGTCATTCCACTCTTTTGCGCTTTTCCATACCTGAACTGCATTTGCCAGCCACGCATCCATCACCGCTTTAGCACTTGCAACATCACCAGCACTTCCATCATCAGCGAAAGCTCTCTTAAACTTTAACCCTTTCCACTCCTGCCTAGTTACTTGCATCACAACTTCAGACCTTCCATTCCTAAACATTCTAACAGCGACCACCTTTTCATTTACCGATAATTGAGTTGACATACACACCTCGCTTTTTGTTTGTTTGGCTTCCTGCCATGTGAAAATTCTACACTGTTTTTGTTTATTGTGCAATGTTTTTGTTTACATCTCTCCAGCATCACTTACACCTCTTTCCCAATTCCTGAAGGCATAAATTATAATCATCATCGCTTAGATGGTTCAGCCTGTTTGTTACAATCCTTGTAGCCAGTGAATGCGACCTCGCATGAGCTATCGCCTCAACAAAAAATTCAACACCCATTATGTTTTCTCCTCAAAATAAGATTTCAATTCAGTCAGTACAGCTTCAGCAAATGCAAGCTTGCTTGATTCCACATTGCCACCAGCATCCAAATCATTTTCGTAAGTCTCATAATACTCAGCAATAACCTCTGACACTGCATCACTATCAACTTGCGATTCAAGCCACTTCAGCATTGTTAATACACCTGAACCTTCACACTGCTCACACATACTCTTTTCAGAACCGCTACCTTTACATGATTGGCAGCGCGTTCCATCTGCATATCCCTCTCCACTTCCATTACATGAGCCACAATAGCCATCCTCATGCCCTGAGCCTTCACATTGTTTACATTCCTTTTTAATCATGCTTTCACCTCCAAATCAATCTCCTTTATCACAGCAAGCATACTTCTTACCTGATACGCCATCCCACCTTCAATATGCTCACTTTGTTCAACCCTCTTTATTGCAAAACCAATGCTTCGCTTCAAAAACTCAATCTCAAAGCTTCTCACCCCTACTGTGTATTCAGGCTCAGTACCATCGTCATCTTCACGCAATGCAGCAACCAACTCCACCGCATAATCTTCAGGGTCAACATTATGTTCATATTCACCCTCCCCACTGTCATCATGCAGTTCAAGCGATACATGACCATCAAGATTTAGACACCAATCATCTTTAAATATATCTGCCAGCTTTCCAATAATCTGCTCACGCTCTTCGGGCGAATCATCCAACTCAGAAAACGTAGCCATCACACCCCTGTTGCCATCAGCATCATCACCATACATTCCATCCCAAACCTTCATGCCGTCACCTCAACCTTTCTTGCGCCAAGCGTTGCGAATGGCGTGCTATACAAATTCATAACCCTTGCTTGACTTTCGTGCTTATCATTTAATTTCTTGGCAAATTCCTTAACCTTTTCTATCGCATCAGCATCATTTGCTGCCCATACGTACATATCAAGTTCAACCGTGTACCGTGATTCACTCATAGCATCAAATCCCCTGCTTTAATTACTGTTGAAGCCCGATACTTAAAAGTGCGCTTCATTTTTGGGAAGCCGCTTGTATCGGCAACATTTTCACTCTTTGTCTTGTTGAACTTATTATTTAATTCATTCAGTTCTTTTTTCATTTCAGACACCCTCCTTTTGATTCAATGTAATTCAAAAAAGGCATAGTCCATGTGTTTAAATCATCATAAGGGTCGTAGTTTTCTGCAATCTTATCATAGTCGCATTGCTCCATGAAAATTCGTTTTCCCGATTCGCCTTTGCTGAAATGATTGAATCTTAAGAGAACGCCTTCACTTTTTTCACCATTTTTAGCACTAATCTTTTCAATGCTTACGCCCCTGCTATTGATATAGCCAGCTATATCCCAGCCAGTTATTTTATATTCATCACCGTCAAGCGTTATTGTTTTAGATTTCTTATAAGCTTTCATTTTAATCTCCGCACCCCGTAAGCCTGTGCCGCTTTGTTTGTTTGGTTTCCTGCCATGTGAAAATTCTACACTGTTTTTGTTTATTGTGCAATGTTTTTGTTTATTTTGATTGTCGCCATAGCATAAAAAAAGCCGCCCGAAGGCAGCTTTTTCGTTGGTAATGTTTGGCTTACACCCTGTTTTTGAACCATCCGTAAATATACTTCTCATCTTTCTCACGGCGTTCAGAAAGCTCTACATAGAAAGCCCCCTGCAAACAATTCAGCATCTTGTACAGAATTTCAGCACCTTCAATTCCACGCTTATCCATCAAAGCATTGAATGCCGATAACGTGCCACTACCAACCTGACCATCAACACCAATATCACCATACAATGCACCTCTGTTATTCAATACATTCAATGAGCGTTGCAAGAATTTACCTGCACGACCCACACCCATATTCACAGCAGTATCAGCAAGCTCTTCAGCTACCAATCCACTCACTTCAGCGATTGCATCAAGCTTCAACTTATCCCAATACAAAACAACATACACACTGAATGCAAATTCTCTCGACATACCCTTCATCGTGCCTTTGTAGCCATATTTGCGTGCAACCTTTTCGGTCACGCCAAAGTTCGTTTCGCCACCACTGTCATCTGAATCATTAACGTATCCACCTTCACGCTTAATAATCTCATTGATTACCCTTGCCTTCAATCCATCTACTGACACACCAGCCCCCTTTACTTCCCCACCAAGCTATCTTTCAGCTTCGAGCCAGCCGATGACCCAAAGCTGAACCCAACTAAGTCTTGCCGCTCCTTCAGCAACGATTGAATCACCATGCCAATCATCGTACCAAGTGCCTGAGCCGCAGCAGCATACTCAGCAGGTACAAAAACCATGATTGCCGCATTGATTGCCAGCAACGCAAAAATAAACGGCAGATTCATCTTCATAATCTGCTTCGCCATATCTTTCTGCATATCATTATTGTGCTTGAACATATCCCGCGCATCCGCCCTGTCTTTTAGTCGCATTTCTTCAGCAATATGACTATCAGCCATCAACGCCTTCTTGAACTCAAGCTGTAATTCAGGACTGCCTTCAACAGCAGCCATTGCTTCATCACCTTTTTTACCAGTTACCGATTCAGCTAAATTCGATGCAATCTTAATTGCCTTATCAACCTTTGAACCACCACCTGTAAACATACCAACAATTTCAGGCGCATAACTCGCCACCAATCCCAATACTGATAACATTACTATTCTCCTTTCCTTCGTCTGCATTGATTCTCTTCAGTCATTTCAACCAACAAATGCCTGATTGATAAAATTGCACTAAACCCAATCACGACAATTCCATAACACGCAATCCGCGTAGAGGATATTTCAATCTCACCGACCATTTCCAATGTCCATTCTTGTATCAAATGGTCAACGCCGCCCCAGCCAAGCATGAAGCCACCAATCGCATACATAATCGCTATCATATTACGCTGATGCACATGCTCATCTGATAGATACACATTCAACTCAACACCCTCGCGCTTCATCGCAAGTATCTTGTATCCATAGTACATACTGAACATACCAACAATCATCATCACTGCTTCAAGTACCAAATGGGTAGTCATTTTTTACTTACCATCCTTTTAACTATATTCGGCATCATATCTCGTACCGCATCTATCGTTACTGCAAGAACTTCAGTTAGCGTAAAGGCAGCACATCCACTGAAGAATGCCCTCAATCCAACCTGTCCTTCTTCAAACGAAGATTCCGTTGCAACAAAAATCACCCCTCCTAAGAAAAACAGAATTGATAAAGAAAGCACCCATTCATACCAACACATCTTCATGCCAATTCTAAGTCGATAAAATATGCCTAGTGAAGATGATAAAATTCCTGATACGGCTGATGGGTCAACCGCCACCCCAAATAAATTAAGCATTCTACGCATCCTCTTTCCCGAACTCATTTTTACAGCTCTCCGCACAATGATTCAAACCGAAAAAGAAATCAATAAAACGCTCAAAATACATAGCATACACATTGCCCTTGGCACGCAACCAACACGTCCTGCTTGATACCGTCCAATCAGGCTCAAGATAAATTATTGAGCCTCCTAGCTGGTCAAGCCCTATGGCTACATTCCAAAACAGCTTACCAAGCGGCTTACGCATGATTAAGTGCCTCAATGCTTGCAGCACAAATACCAGTGGCGCGGCAATAACAATTATTACCACCGCCACCAGCATTAACCCAAATGCCTTTACCATGCTATCGCCTGAATGTCTGCAATCGCTGTAGGCGAAGTTAAATCAATCGCAGCCAGTGCGCCCTTAGCCTGAAGCTTCCGAGTAAATAGCGCAGCTTCATGGTCGCCAAAAGCCTTATTCAAACCCTGAAGCCATGCCTTCGTTGCTGAATGTGCTACGTTCGCAGCATCTATCCATACAAACCCTGCTGGCAGCACCCATGAGTTCGCAAGTGCAGTCAACACCTTCACAAGTGACTGAACTGACTTCTCATCTGATTGAAATACTGCCGCCTTGTATGTAACTCCAGCATTGAGCGCATCACGATATGCAGTATCAATTTCAACCTTCTTATCTGACACTATTTTTGCAACAATCTCCTGTGGAGAAAACTCATCCTCAACAATCCCACCGTTTTTAATAAAGCTTTGAACTTCTTGATACTGTCGATTTGCACCATCGTTAGGAACAAAAATATCACCATTAACCAAATACCCATCACCTTGCTTCTTTACTGTTTTAATACTCATATTATCTCCTTATAATTCCGCGTCCGCCGAAGTTCCCATTGTATAAGAGGCATTTGGGGCGGATGATGTA